CTCCATTTTTGGGAGAGTTGGATACAAGTAATGATGATGAAATTAATGTTGCTGGTAGACCAAGAGAAGGTGATTTAATATATTTTCCATTAGGTAGAAGACTATTTGAAGTAAAGTTTGTAGAGCACGAACAACCTTTTTATCAATTAGGAAAAAATTATGTTTATCAATTAAAGTGTGAACTCTTCGAGTATTCTGATGAACTTGGTGGATGGGATCAACTTAGCACTACTACAGATGAAATTGATAGTGTTCTTGAAGATCAAGGATACATTACTTCTATAGTAATGATTGGATCAGGAACAACTGCACAAACTATCGCACACACAGGAACGGGATATATAAGAAAAATATTCTTAAATGATGATGGATATGGATATACATCCACTCCAACCGTTTCTATTTCAACTTCTCCAAATGGAAGTCCTTTAGCTAATGCAACAGCTGTTGCGATTACAACCACGTCAGGTAATATTAAATCAGTAAAAGAAATCTTATTGACAAATGCAGGATTTGGTTACACTGAGGCACCTACCATATCAATCGTAGGTGGTGGTGGAACTAATGCCATGGCAACTTGTTCTGTCGAAACCACAGAATTTGGCATCATCAGATTTACTATCTCAGAAAAAGGTTCAGGATATCCAATTGCACCAGTAGTTACTATAGGTACACCAACGGGTCCTGGAGCGGCAGCAACATCAACTGTTGGTTCTGGTGGAACCATTACAGGATTCACTTTATCGACCGGTGGAAAGTTTTATGGAACTTCTCCTACTGTAACGATTGCAAATCCTCCAACAAGAACAGGTGTCGTAAGTACATTACAAGCAACTGACGTTGGTGGAACTCCAACTCTCCCCATAGGATCTGGATATTCTAATGGAACATTTGAAACTTCCGGTGGAACTGGAACTGGATTAAAAGTAGGAGTTAGTGTCAATACCGGAACTACCACGATTGGAGAGAATCCAACAATTATATACAGTGGACATGGATATTCTGCAAATGATATTGTTCAAATTGTTGGTGGCAATAATGATGCTTATATTAAGGTTACTGCAGTTACAACAGGAATTGGTTCTACCGCAACAGCAAATTCTGTCTTAACTAATGGTGTTGTTACTGGATTTACGATTACAAATCCTGGTAGCGGATATACCACACCACCAACAGTAAGTATTGCAAATACTTCTGGTGATAAAGATTATTCACCTACTGGTCTAACAACAGCAATTGCTAGAGCAAATGTTTCTACTGCAAATA